TAAATTCATCTTCAAAGTAAGACCCTATTTTTTCCTTATTAGAATCCCAGACCTCATAGAAGAAAAAATCAAACTTCATGGGGCAGTGCCACTTAGGAGAACCATCTAGTTTTAACTCTCCCTTTTCTTTTGCAAAACCACAAAGCAATTTTCCACTAAAGGAGTTATCTTTAGGAAAGCCTTGGTGCGCCGCAAAGTTTTTCTTTGCGTCTTTTTCTGAAAAATTGTCTAAATATTTTTGAATCTCTGAAAGTTGCAGTTCAAAACCTTTAAGTTCATCCTCTTCCAAGGGCTTCATTTGAACTATTCCTGATTTAGAGGCTGCAAGATCCAAATCGAACTTAAGAAAAAGAAATTCACTAACTCTTTTAGAGTATTCGGGAAACAGATTTTTTACCGCAAGGCTATACATTAAGTCTTGAAGGTTATCTGTAGCGTCTTTTCCTTTGAATACATCCTTGCTGGTCTTGAAGTCTCTTATCAGGGCAAACTTTTGTTTCTTGTATAGAAATAGTTTGTCGATAAAACCTCTAATTTTATATTTTATATCTCCATCTACCTTGATAATATCAAAATCTTTTTCTGAAAATTCTTCTGTAGGCTTATCTAAGTCTTTACCAAAAAAATCATACGAGAGACCATTAAAAATCATCTCCTTCATTAAGTCTACATTTTCGCTATCGTCTATTCCCTCACGAATAGCGTGTTTTAGGATTAATCTCTTAATAGATTCTACTGCGAAGACATCCTCATTTTTAATAATTTTATTATAGTATTTTTTTCTTTTGGGAACTCCCAAGACCTCAAAAACCAAATGACAAATGGAACCTCTTCTTGCTCCATCGTTGCTTTTGTCAGGTAAATGAAGCTTATACTTACACCAATAAAGCCAAGAACAAGACTGGGCAGTCTTAATTCGGCTAGCTGAAAGGGGTGTTTGAGGATCAGGCATCACTAAGTATTAAGGCCGTCTGTATTTCTTTCTTAGTGAAGCAGGATGGGTTGTTTTTAACAAAATCTAGAATGTAATCGAATTGTGCGGCCCTGTCGATGTCTCTAGTAAGCCAGTTATTTAGGTTATACCCATCCAAATGAGCATCACCAAAATCATTATAGGGTTTTGGTGGAAATTTTACAGTCAAACTGTCTAGATCAAAATATTTCGAAAGTTTAATAAAGCTTTTTATTCCTGCAATAAATCCTCTATTTTCCCCACTACCCTTATCGTTATTTGTTGAAATATATATATGCCGAATAGAGTGAGCACTAAGATAGTTAATAATGTTGTTGTTAACAGATAAGCCAAAAATGACCAAAACATTTTTGATACCTTGTTCATAAAGAGCCAGCGCATCACCTATACTTTCTACTAAAATAACTTCTTTTTTTAATTTTATTTCTTCATCTACCTCAGTCTTTTTATTTAAAGCGGGGTAAACCCAATTGTTTCTTTTTCCTATATGCTTCCATTTAGGATAATTGTTATCCTCATCCACCTTTCTTCCCGAAAAGCCAATGAGTTGGGTGTGTTCATTATAAATAGGAAATACCATTCTTCTATACATTTTGCCTACACCCGCTAAGCCTACCTGAAACTTTTGTTGTGTTAGCTCTGATATCTCCCTTTTCTTATAAAAGTTATAATTAGGGAAGAGTTTTTCCAAAGATTCTTCTGGATAAATTTTTTCCATTTCTATTTTTTCTGTTGGGGAATAAGTTATTACGTTTTCTGTAGAAGACTTCCCTAAAATTTCTGTAACCTTAGAAGAGTCTTTAACAGTTAGTTGGACAAGAGCTTCAAACGGTTTAGATCCTTTGTTTTCCACAAAATCCATCCAAACACCTGTATTTTTGTATATTTTTACAGCGGTTTTATTGTCTCCGTCTCGATATAAAGCCTGTGTTCTCCAGTGGTCTCCACAATCAATTAGCTGATAGCCTATTGACTCTAGAATCCCCTGAAAGTCTTCAGAATTGATCGAAGTCTGGGATTGTCTCTTGGGTTCCTTCACTATCTAAATCCTCCTCTCCATCAAGCATCCTTGCAATATCTCTTAAATCTCCCCTTTCTGTAATATTAAAATTATTAAAATCTAAATTAATAGCATTCTTGCGGAGAGCATCTCCAATTCTTACTGGTTCAACCGCTCCAGCTATATCACTACCTAAGTGTCTCGATTTAACATTAATTAGTTTATGTGTTCCAAATCTTCCACCCTCAGTCTCAATCTCATCGTTAGTTTTGTTCCTTAAAATAAACATGTGGGAGCAGAACTGAGTAATACGGTCAGACAGTGAAACAATAGACTCATCGTCTACTATGTTTTGTGAATTT